AATCGTCCAATATAGACGAGATAATCGTGTTGCATCCAATAAACTCCTTATTGGGATTAGAAGGATTGATCTATTCAATCCTTGGGTTTGTAAAACATGTTGTAAATGGTTTCGACGGTCATAATGGCGAGAAAGCCAACGCCCGCCGCGATATACGCACTAACATATAAAATCCAGAATACAGGCCATATCAAAATGAGCAAAACGTAAGGCATATTTCTTTCGACTATGTCTTGTACGTCTGATTTCTTGGTGCCGTACTTGTTGAAGCTACGCATTTCTCGGGCATAGTCGTCATATATTATGAAGCAATAAGTGCCGAAACCTATGAGTATATAGGCAATGATAATAAGCGAAATCATTTGCTTAACTTTCTACCTAAGAAGTCACGCGTGTATTTGATATAAGCATAGGCCAGTAGAATAAGCATCAGAGGCCATAACCAGAATGTAATGTCGGAATAATACTTGATTTCCTCAAGCGTCATTCGTTTTTCGTCGGGATCGTAACGAACAACAAAGCGCCATTCGTTACAAAGACCTGCATACACCAGAACGCTTAGAGCGAACCCAACAATCAGATAGGTTCCGAGTATCCCAACTAAGCCACCGAGTATGATCATTTCTTGCGGCTCATTTTCTTAGAAGCCGCTTCCTGTAAGTCTGTAATCAAACCCATCCCAACGTAGAAGACGAGGAAGATAAACAAGGCTGGCCAAACAACAATACAGAGCTTGCTGATTGTATCTACGTCCGCATTAATTTCAGGATGGTCGGCGGCCCATGCTCGGAGCCATGCCCCGACATAGAAGCCCACTGTGACATATCCAATCAGAGCAAGGATGATCATTTGTCCACCACTAAGATCACGGGAGGGGTGACGTTGTTGGCCTTCAAGGCTTCGATAGCCTTGACGGCTTTGGCTCGGTCAGAAAATTCTATAAACAAGGGCACACCACCAGGGGCGGCCAAAATCAAATAAACCACGTATCATTCCTTTGTAGCTAGATGTTCGTTCAGTGCTTCGATGGTTGGATATTCAGGTATGAACCAACCGTAATGCGGCGTTAGAGGGTTGACCTTTTCGATTGGCTGATTTTCATCAAGCCATTTGTAGATCGATGAATATCCCTCGGTGATTTCCCGTAGCACCAACAGGAAAGTCGCCGCGTTGGCGAAGTAGACGGTATAGATTTCCCTATACCATAAGTCGCCAAAAAATATGTCGCTTGTAGCTTCCTGCCACAAGTCGAACTTTGATGGTTTGAAAATTAGAGAAAGATAACTAATGACCACATAGAAGTCGTTGGTCATCCCCTTGCGCGGAGTAACGAGCTTGGGACCAACAAGCTCAATTCCATCTGTATGATACACCCCAGGTTTGCCTGATAGCAATACCTCAAATGCAACAATCGGCTTAAAATTTCTTGTACTCATTATAACTGGTAGGGGAGGTGGGGGTCGAACCCACAGACGACCCTGATTTTAAATCAGGCGGCGATACCAGTTAGCCTACTCCCCCACTTTTTCGAACCCCCGTATGTATCCTTTGTCATCTGCGAAATACTTCAACAGATGTTGCCCACAGCGGCAATCTATGTATTTGTCTCCCCCAGGCGTCAGCTTGACTGTACGTCGCGCGCCATAGGGAATGCAAAGAACGTCTTCGACAACTTTGACTTGATCGTTCTCGTGAAGATCAGTCAGTAAGAACTTTCCCAACCTTGAATTTCTTCCGAGAATATACCTTTTTCGACTTGACTACCTTTGGTTTGAAAGGTGAGTCTTTCGCGTAAAGTTCAAGGGCTCTATACTTCGGGCGTTTTGAAACTTTTTCCATCGCCGTAGTATAGACCCTTTCTACTTAAAAATCAAGCCTTGGGATCGGGTTGAGTAACGGGAGCTACTTGGGCCTGTGACTGAGACTGACCCGCATTATCATGGAACCCGTTGACAAGGTAGTCTTCTAACTTCGATGCTGTTTGTAGTAGTCCATGAAGATGGATGTCGCCATCACCCCAAATATCGATGGCTGCCCCGAGGGCGATGTGTCGTACTTCTGTAATATCCAAATTATTTTTCCTTATGCTTCTTCATACATTCTTCGATAACTTTTTTGGCCCGTTCAGAGGGCATGTCTCCAATATCGATGTAGAATATTTTCGATTCCTTGCCGTCCTGAATGCGTTTGATTATTTGAATATCGTTACTCACTAATCTTCTTCTTTCCGCCCATAGAATACTTACTGACCAATTTCCAATTTGGTCGGTCCTTATAGGCAATCACTTTGATGTGGTTCATCGCTGCCATTGGTTGCAGCATTTCAGGCGGCGAGACAATCTTGCAACCTGGAATCCATTGTTCCAATAGGGTTGCGATGCGGTTGCGGCGTGCCTTATCTTCTTCGGAAAAATCCGTATCCTTGCCGTCGAGGGCGAACATTTCTTTGAAGTGAACGATGTAGTAGTGCCCCTGTTTGTGCAGGATATGACAGCTTTGATACAGCGTGTTATCCCTACGGGACGCGATACCTACTCGTTCAAGTGTTTCAAGAATTTTTAGAAAGTCGTTACGTTCAGCTAATTTCACTTCAATGAACGTAGAAATCAATTCATTATTTGACATTTACAATACCACCTTTGGATGAATGCTCTTTTATTGTTTTTATTTGTGATTCATTCAGAAGTGATAAAGCCTGTTTGGCTTTCGTTGTGTTGTAACCAAAGTATTGCTTAATCAGTTCCAAATTGTCATCGTCTACCTTGGATTTCTTCAGCCATTTCGCATAACGTTTGCGTGGTTTGACTGCATGAAGTAGGTAGGTGTATTGCCAGCGCTTGGGAACATGGGAATTCATGTTCATTTCATTGGCCAACATTACTGTATCGGGGTAAAACGATAGCCCCCTATTTATCAAAAAAGGAACGTAAGCATTTTCAAATTCATGGTCATCAAGGTCTCCGAGGGTCTTAGTCTCGGATACGACTTTCAACATATCCCATGGTGTCATTTCGTCTTCTTCTTACCCTCAAGTTTGTCGGCGCATGACTTGCAAATCAACAAGTCTTGCACGGCCCCATTTCCATATTTCATTTTGATGGTGGCCGCATTGGCGTAATCGTCGGATTTTGACCCACACGTCTGACAGATGAATGAGTTATTGAAGAATGACTTCAACCACATCAGAAATCTATACAGCATGGGAGTCTCCTTATTTAAGTTGGCAGTGCCCCATAACTTCTACGAGACAGGCGATGGTATTTATCTCCTGTATGGGCACAAATGCGGTCTGATACGAATACTTATTCAGGATCAATATAAACTCAGGAATTGATGCTTTTTCGATAAGTTCATCGGCCTTGGTGAAAAGCGTGTTGAACAGTTCGGCGGGCTCAATGTCGGAATGATCGTGAACCCACTTACGGCAACCTGTAAAATTCTTGACCTTCATCATTCCCGCAAGGTCTGAAATGTTGGTGTCATTGAAGTTGACCAGGATGCCTGAATCGATCTTCCCAACGGCTTCGGCATAGCCCTGGAGTTCGCCCAGAGCCTTGCGCCAGTCGGGGAAGTGTTTGTTGATTAGACCTGCGACCGCCATCTTGTCAGCCTCATAGCCTTCCTTGGCTAGGATGGCCAGGAAGCGCTTGAGAAACTGTGCTTTGAGGGTTTTCTTTTCAGCCGATGGTGTCTTGAATTCGATGGACACACATCGAGATTTCAAGGCATCAAGTATCTTGGCTGAGTAATTGACGGTCAGAATGAAGCCGCAATACTTGCTGTATTCTTCCATGAAGTTACGCAAGGCGGGCTGAGTTGAGTTGGGATTAAGAAAGTCGGCTTCGTCCAGGATGACATACTTGCGACCGTCGCCCATGATAGACAGAGACGACGCGAAGTTTCGAATGTCATTACGCAGCGTATCGATGTTACCTTGAAGCGATCCGTTGATTATGATATAGTCACAACCAAGTTCCTCTAACATCGCACGGGCAACCGTCGTCTTACCCGTACCACTTGAGCCTGATAGAAGTAGGTTCGGGATATTCTTCTGAGCTACATATTGCTCAAATGATTGTTTGATGAAAGTAGGAAGGATACAATCCTTCACTCTCTTTGGACGATGTTTTTCAGCCCAAAGATAGTCTAGGTATTCACTCATTACATTCTTTCAGATTAGTTGCCGAACTTACTCAGGGCGGCGTCGAGCACAATCCAATATTCAACGTCTGGATTCTTGAACCAAGAAAATCCCTTCGACGTAATGCTGACTTCATAGTCCAGAGGCAACAACTTCAGGTGTTCGCCTTTGATGACGAGTTCGCAGTTGTGGGAGGTTTCACCGATTGTCAGCGTATATCGGTCTTTGACAACGTTTTTGGAGTCTCGTGTCTGAATAGACAATTGCTTTCCATCACCGACGACCACCATAAGGTCCGACTGTAGAATAGCCATGGCCTTACGAACTTCCTGAAAATTCTCGTTGGTGAATGTGAATTGAACTTCACAGTTGGTCAGCTTGGGTTCCTTGTCGGGCGCGACCGTCATGAAGTTTTCGGCAGTGTAAACATACTCTACGCGGTTGTTGTTGCCCTTGATGATACACGAAGTATCCCCGAAAGTAATTTCAGGATTTCCAAAAAGCGACAGAACCGACATGAACTTGTTAAGTTCACCAATGCAAAATTCGGCTTCTATTTCATCCGTGATGTAGGCTTTGGCCAGAATGGACTTAGAGAGGGGAGAAACCGTTTTGAGAATTTTGCCCTTGGTGAACTTAATTCCTGGATTAATGGTATAAAAATTCTTGAGTACATCAAGTGTTTTCACGTCAAATTTCATAGGGAAGTATAGTATCCTTCAATTATTAGAGTCTGAATTATACTCCAATTTTCACTTTTTTACAATCTTGGTTGTCTTCTTTTTCTTAGGTTTTGGGGAAGTTTTTTTTAGAGTCGTAGACACAGCCTTATCAACATCCACACCTTTCGCCGTGAGGTCGGTCGCAACGTCGTCGGCAACAAAGACTTCGGCGTTGTCTACCTTCTTCTTGGTATAGGTACGCTTAGGCTTGGCAACTTCGTTTTGATCGGACTTAACGGCTTCGGGTCCACTAGAGGGAGTCGCGTCGAACTTCGAAGTGTTGATCACTAGGGTTCCATATCCACCATTTTCAGGTGGGGTTGCGGTATCTTGTTGGCCAGTCATCCAATGCCATAGTTTCTTTAACATGATTTTCCTTACTTCTTATTTGTGAGTGCGTTGGGATCGGCAGTTGGCGTGACGCCAAGTTGTGCGAGGTCCAGAAGCGAACCACCAAAGATATAGGTGCCAGTGTGTGTCAGCTTTATCCATGGTAGCAGCCATACATGGCCGCCCGCTTTAGAAAGATACTGACAGAACATATAGTCTTCTGACAGATATCTCATGCTTGCCGATTTCTCCCTATTTAGAAGCTCGGCAAATTGATCCTGAACAGCCTCGCCAGAGGCAGCCTTCAGCATCAATTCATGAAGTTCATCGAAAGTGTAACCACGGTCAATGACGCAATCGAAATAGGCCATGATCGGCCGTGATCCATCGAAGTGCTTGGTGCGGACGTGATCGGGACGATAGTGTTGGTTGGGGAATGTAGCGCGGAACTTTTCGAAGGCTTGGCGTTGGATCATCATGAATCCTGTGCCGCCTTCCAAAATCTCCGATGGTTCGTTCAATTTAATGCCAGAGGCATTCTTAGGATTGAACACATAGTCACCGACGAAGCGTTCCAAAACATTGGCATCTTTTTCAGCAAACCCACGGTCAACGGCAACTTTGATTTTTTCCCAAGCAATGCACTTCTTTGGGTATGGGGCACAAATAACGTCCTTATCAGTTCCAGGGTCAGCTAGGGCAAGCATAAACAACACGTCCTTGGGGTCAAACCCAATGTCGGAGTCTATGAACAGCATGTGAGAGAAATACGGTCGATTGTCAGGCTCGCCTTCAGGTGGCGGATGACCAATACGAGCCCGCATAAACTCGTCGCAACAATAGTTACGCCCTCTTTGGATCAACGATTCGTTGAATAGATAATGGACTGTTAATTGTACCCCAATCTCTTTGCACATTTCGACAAGGTTCAACATGCATCGGGTATAGATGCCCGTACACATACCGCCATACATGGGGGTAGCGACAAACAGCGATTTGCCTTGTAGATTTTCGTAAGGGATTTTTGCGGATATGCCGACGCGATCTGCGAGAACGGGTATATCAATCTTCGGGGTGTCAGTTGACGGAAGCTTTACGTGACGTTTTTGAGCTTCTTCTTTTCTACGTTCTTTTCGATTCATTCAATCTCTTTTGCTCTTTGCTCATTCTGATCATGAACATACAGAGCCAATAGTGAATAGTGGATCATCTTGAGAAGGTCTTTGCGATTGTAACCTTCCTTCTTGCCATAGCGTTTGGCATACTTGATTACATTACCAAGCGTAAAACCGACGCCATGCCCAGCATCAATGATAATATCCGTCGCCTGATATGTGTCGCCAGCATAGTGTTGTTTATATGTGTCATCAATGTATCGAGACAATTCGGATAGCAAGTTGGCTTCATTGAATTTGTAATCGATTGCATTTTCTTCGTCTTCATATTCTTTGTCAGGGTAGATATCCTCAGGAAACTTGGTTCGTTCCATCTTCACTTTGGTCATTGCTCACTTCATCGGTATTTATATCAGAAATTTCATTTTCAGAATTCGTTGTTGGAATATCTTGGGCTTTTAGGTCATATTTCTCAACTCCAACCACATGTTCCACTCCATTGAGTTTTCGGAATGTCACGTATTCGGACAACTTGAATTCCAACACGTTGTAATCACGACCATGGTAGCGGTAATGTTTGCCAGTCTCAGGTTCGTAGATGACATACGTGGAAGTCAACTTTTCGAACGTGATACGGACAACATAGCCGCTACCGATCTTGAACATTAGTCGCTGTCCTTAAGCTCCAGGGCTTCGACATACTTCGCCTGGACGTAACAGTCATCAAGCGTAACTTCAGCCGAGTTCGTGGTGTTGTAGACCGACAAGGCATCGTTGATAGCCTTGGAATACTTCAACAGAACCTTGCCGTTATCGACGTTGGAATCGACCCAAACGGTCTTCTTCAAAACCTCGCGGTTGTCGGTCTTTGTCTTGCTGATATCGACGACCGTGATTTCCCAACGATATGTAAATTTCTTTTCTTTGGCGTTGCAGCCCATATTATCTCCTAATGTAATTGTGCCATTGCTGATTGGAATGGTGTTTCCAACCCAAATCGCGGCAGCGTTTATTCGTTTTTGATATTCATAGTATTTTGTATCAACCCATGAAGGTAAATGATCACCTATGTAATAGGGTCCAGTGGGATCGTAAAAACTTAGAGGGTCACCACATATCGCTTGACCGCCCCATGTTGCTCCACCACCACCGCCTGATGCGCCTAATTTATCGTTTGCTATTTCGTTTCTCCTTTTTGAACCAGCGTTTCGTTTTTTCCTTTTCATACCAACTCACGCCGTCATAGAACTTACCGCCGTCTAAATGTTCAACTTCGTGTTGAATGATGCGGGCGGTCATGCCTGTGTATTTGTTGGTTTCGGTCATACCGTTGGGGTAAGTGAACCGCACGCGAATGGACTTGGGTCTGGTGACTTTGATAATGAGACCAGGATAAGAAAGACAGCCTTCCTCAAGCTCCACAGTTTCATCTGAGAAGTCCACGATGCGCGGATTGAACATGACAAGTATGGGATTGGTAGCGATGGCGCAGACGCGATAGGCGTAACCCAATTGGTTGGCGGCAAGCCCAACGCCAGTCTCCTTCATCATCACTTGCGCCAAGTGATCGGCAAATTGCACGGGATTGAAGGGAGGGTGAAAGAAATCAAATTCTTCGGTTAGTTTGGTCAATACAGGATTAGAGTAATGAACTAAAGTCGCCGTTAACCCATCTTGTTCTAAAGTTTCCACTTTTCTCTACTATCACTAAGTAATATGGTTTGCGTAGTTTATTCATGTGATCCATCATGTTAAGAGACCCCGATGAATATCCATCCCAAATGATGATGCCAAAATCGCAGTATTCCGCCATCTGTTTATTGCGGATCGGCCCAGCACCCTTGCCGTATTTAGTCCAGTCGGCGGGAAAGTCTTTGACGGTGATGGCCTTGGTCTCGGCAAACAATTCGCCCGCGGTATCGATGCCTCTTGCTTTTCCCGAGACAACTTCCGTTATCAAATCGGTATTGATTTGCGCCTTCTGACAAATCCTATCGATGGTCTTCGGTTTGGCGGCAATGCTACGGGAACCTGCGATGACAAGTTTCACGGCCTATTCCATGTAATAGGGATAGTCACATCCCACTTCATTAAGTCATTAGGCATACCCCAATTGAGGCGAGTGTGTGAAGTGATTTTCTTGGTCGCATAACAAGAACCTTCCAAGACTTTGACAAGCGATCCTGCCTCATTGAATACTTCCAAGCTCAATGGAAGCTTATCTTGGTATTCTTTCCATTTAGCGATTTGGTTGAAGACAAAAAAATCTTCTCTTTCATATAGAGACAAAACAACCGAGGTGTCCTGTATCTCAATGGCATAAATGAGAAATGATAGGGCAGCGTCGCCGTCTACTATAACTCGAAAGTTCGTGGTTCGAACGAATTCGGTCACTTGTTCTTTGAACTTATTCAAATCAAACGTCATACTAACTCCATTTGGCTAAACTGTTTCTTCTTCTCAAATTTGATTGTGGTATCGAAGCGGTCGGTGATCGTGTCAGTGTTGTGGCTGATGATGAAGATATTGGTGTCGGTCATCGAATTGATGATGTTCATGAAGTCATCGCGACCATCTTGATCGAGGGCACTATCCAGGATTTCATCGAAGATTAGAAGATTGGAATGGGCACTGTTGCGGATACGGGCGATGTTTCTCCAGGCAAACATGATGGCCAGATTGATACGCTTCTTCTCACCTTCCGAGTGGGCATAGTAGGAGTTCAGTTGGTTGTTGTTACCGCCAATGACTTCCTCAAAGTTTTCATCAAGATTGAAGTCCACAAACAGATTCATCTGACCAAGATATTGCTTGATGATCTTGTTCATGATCGGAATGTATTGTTTGATGATCAGCGACTTGATACCGCCATCCTTCAACAGGGTAGAGGCAATCGACAGGACTTCGCGTTCCTCAATGATATTCTTGCGGGTCTCGTTGGCCGTTGCCAACTGATTTTGGAACTCCTCACGGCGGCTGGTGTCAATCGAGCTATACTTTTCCTTCAAGCCTGCTAAGTCAGTTTCAAAGGCGACTTGCAGAGCCTTGGCGGCTGAGATATCCAACCGCTTGTTGCTAATCTGACGATCAAGAGCAAATATCTTATCGGTCAGAAGGTCGATTTCCTTGAGCTTGGTATCAAGCTTTTCGCGCCGTTCTCGAATGGCATCCGTCTTCGCTTTTAGATCATCCCATTGGGCTTGACGGGTTGCGATTTCCTTGGCCTTGGTTTCCTCAGAAATGACCTGAGAACACGTCGGGCATTCACAAGAATTCTGATAGAAGGCTATCTGAGTTTGATATTTGGTCATGGCACGATTGGCCTTCTGGAGATAGTCAACGCATTTTTTGCGTTTCTCCTTGGTCTTGTCGTAACCCTTGATTTGGGCTTCGATGGCATCCTTGTCTGAATTCAGAACGGCGATATCTTTTTGAAGCGTGCTTATGGTTTCTTTCGCGTCAGCAATCTTGTCCGATAGGTCTTTGGCCCGATCCTTGATATCCGTCTTGATTTCCTTCAAGTGGGCTTCGTGAAGCTCCAGGTTAGAGGTAATCAACCGTATCTCTTGTTCGATGGAGTTGTGCAGTTCCTTGTTGGATGCAACGCGATCTTTCAGGATAGTGTTCATCGCACTGAACACCTGGAGGTCCAGCAAGTCTTCAACCACATTACGCCGTTGCAAGGCAGGAAGCTCCATGAACGGCACATAGGTTGCCGTCCCCAGAATGATGATCTGACAGAAGCTTTTGTAATTGATCTTGAGGATGCTATTTTCGAGATATAGCTGATAGTCACGCGACAGGGAGTCTTGGCGGATCAGTTCGCCATCCTCAAAGATTTCGAAGATGTTCGGCTTGATCCCCCGTCGAATCAGGAAGTGGCGGGAAGCAATTGTAAACTCGATTTCGACCAATGTATTCTTGTCGAGCAATCGATTCGTCAGGGCAGGCTTGTTGATGTTGCGGTATGGCTTGCCGAATAGGGCAAACGTGATAGCATCAATCAAGACGCTTTTGCCACTTCCTGATTTTCCTACGATCAAAGTTTTATTGTATTGGTCAAGGGCAACTTCTGTCATGTAGTTGCCGTATGACATGAAGTTGCACCAGCGGATGGAATTAAATGTGATCATTTCGAATAAGCGATTTGGATGGCCTGAACCATCTTTTGAATGTCGGCGTCGTAGAGACCAGAGCTATTGATATTGTTGTATTCAATCACGACAAAATCTGTATAGACAGGATTGAACGTGGCAGGATCAACCCAAATCATTTTAGGAGTAGTCAGACGGGCAATGTCCATACAGTAGGTTTTGGGGTTATAAGGAACAATTTGTGTGAACCCCGCGGCCTTGCGCGCAAAGGTAATCATTTCTTCGTCCACAAGCTGACGCGATTGGGTATATTGGTTCCCAACTTTATAGGTTGACCAAGTGACGACTTGATTCTTAACTACCCAAAATCGTGCTTCCATGGCGATGGTGTCTTTGCAGGAAGCGATCATCAATTGATCGAGGGGTTTAACATCCATGCCACTGTCATCCCCTTCGCCACATATTTTCTCAGCCCATTCAATCAATTCCTTGCTGGTTAGGATTGAACCCTTGATAAATTTGGAATCGTCCCTCGGGCGCACAAAATATTCACCCGATTTTGGCCAGTAGTTTTGGGTGACTTCCTTGAAGCTTATGAACTCGGCATCATTGTTGAGCATCCATGGACCGATACTGTGGTTCCACATATAATGATCGAACATACCGAGCTTGATCACACCTGGAGTCCAACCGAGGCGTTCGGCCGTCTTGGCTAAGGACAGCGAACCATAGGCCCAGACGTTATGATAACCTTCCGATGCATCAGGAATCAATTCACCTGAAAACGGCACCAGCTTATGGACGCTATGATCGATATCCAGCCGTTTTAACTGATAAACCAATTCATCCCATTGGCGTTCGTTGGCAACGTTCTCTTGAACTATCCAATGCATTATATTTCAAATACTCCATCACTACTGCACCCCCATAATCTCTTTTTAGCATAATATAAGGGGAGACGTTATAACCATATTTGTATTCGACTATATTATGAGGAAATTCTGGTATATTTCCATGATATAACCACTCCCACGGTTCATCCTTAATACCATACAAAGGAGCTTTTTCACAAATAAACTTCGCCACCTCCATTTGATATTCAGAGAAACATGGCATTATGACAGTCTCGCGTTGTTGGCCTCATTGTATAAGGATTGCAGAAGCGTGTTGAGCTTCGGCTTCATTTCGTCGGCAACGCCAATCTGGTCGCAATACTTGGCCAGCAAGCCGATGGTGTCTTCGACATGAAGGAGTTCGGTTTCATCCCCGTCAAAGGCCAGATGCCCCATGTCCTCGATGACTTGCACCGAAAGAGGTTCGGCGGCATCGAGCTTGTCGCGGAAGGTTTCAAACCAGAAGGCGTTGTCTTTGTTCTTGACAACGATGCGCACAAAGGACTTGCGATACTTGCCATAGTCCACCGACAGAACGTCATCCATGGACTTATTCTTGTCGTCGTATTCAATCTTATAGAATAGACTATATGGATTGGAAATGAAAGTTAAATCATGGGTTTCTAGGTCAAAAATATGAAACCCCTTAGTGTCGCCGTAG